GTCTTCCGTCGGCGTTCTGCCACCAAAAAACGGCAGGTCACAACGTTGCCGCGGTCAACGCGTGTTCATGTGCGTCGTGCGAGGTTGCATGACGCATGAGCCGCGCGCAGCTCGCTGAGCGGGTTCGACGGGTCGACATGGTCGGCTTCCCACCCATCGTGCGGGTCGGGGCCTCGTCCGCACAGCCAGCACACGGTTGCGTTGGCTCGCACTTGGCGTGATCTTCGGGCGTAGGTGCCGCCACGGTGGAGGTGCTGACAGGTCGTGCAGCGGGTGGCGGTGGTGGGCATGCCACACGTAAGGCAGGCACGGGGCACCCTGACGGTGTGGGTGCCGGCACCTCGAGCCGGGTGCACGCCTACTCCTCGGGGTCAGCCTCAGGCTCGGTGTCCTCGGCCTCGGCCTCGTCTTCGGGCTGTTCGTCGTTAGGCACGTCGGACATCTGATGTCTCCCTGGGGACAGGTCGGGGACAGTAGGTGACTGGCACCCTATACCGAGCGGTAAGTCTGTGACAACAACCACGTCACGTCTGCCCCCGATGCTTCTGCTGCCGGTAGCGATCCCAGCACCGCTGGCACAGTTGGTGCTGGATGCCCTCGATCCATATCGCCTTACTCACGGCGTTGCGCTCACAGGTCGGGTCGGCCCAGTCGCCGTGGCCGCCGTCGCAACGCTCCTGGGCGACGAGGGGCACCGTGTTGGCGGTGACGTTGAGCCCTCGCAGGAGGTCGGCTTCGAGGAGGTTGACGAGGGCGTGTTCGACGAGCTGCTGGTAGCGACCAACTTGGGTGTGGATCCGCAGGTTGCCGGATGCCTCCACCGACGTCCAGGTGACGGACCCGTCAGGGTCGGCGGTAGCGGTGACGGTGAGGCTGCGGGCGGGGACCATGCCGGCGGCCATGTTCGCGGTGACGGCCCGATGGTCGCGTTGGAGCCGGGCGACGCATTCGGCGGCGGTCTGCAGCTGTCGGGCGATCGGGTCAACGGACAAGGCGATGCTCCTCTGGGAGGCGGCATACGCACGATCTCACTGTGTAACACAGTGAGAAATCGTGCGTTTTGGGCGTGGATTTGCGTGCACGGGATCGTGCACTCCTGACCTGGTCTTTTACAGTTTTCGTGCACACCGTGCGTTTTGCCGTGACATGCAACCGTGTGGTTGCCCGTGCGTTTTCTGAGCCCACTTTCATGCCATTTCACACGGCCCATAGGAGCCGTCAACCTTCACGATCTGACCCCTGGCGACCAGCCCGTCGAGCTTGCGTCTGACCTTCTCGATCTCACCCTTGGTCGGTGTCTTCTCGTACACCAGCCGTGCGATCGCCGGCGCCGCGAGCCCGCCTCGGGCGTTGCGCACGAGCGTCAACAGATCGACGGCACCGATCAGCTCAGACCGGCCGAGGTCGTGGTCGTGGCGTATCGAGACGGGCTGCTGGATCTGGTCGGCGGGCTGCTTCAGGTGGATGAGCTCGACGAGCGGGTCGCCGCCCTGCCCCCACAGCAGCACGACGGAACCGGCACCAGCGGTCAGCCATATCGACCCGTAGACGTCCTCGAGCGCCTTCGGCTTGACGCCGCCTTGCCCCTTGCGCTGATGGTGCAGCTCAGCCAGCTCGACGCCTTCGGCCAGGGCGTGCTGTCGTGCCCGGTTGTAGCCGGCGCCTACGTCGTCGTCGACAAGCCCGATAGCGACATCTTTCAATGAGTCGATGAACACGGTGTCAGCGCCGACCTCCTGGGCCATCTTCGTGAGCAACATGGGTTCTTTCGCGAAGTCGGCGGGTGGCGGGCCACGCCAAATGGTCAGCTTCTCGTTGAGCAGATCACGGTGTTCTTCGGTAACCATTCGGTGTAGTGAGCGGGCGATTTGTGCTGGCCGATCACAGGCCAAATAGAGCAGCCGGCCGATGGCGGGCTTGACGTGCCAGCCGAGCACGCTGTCACCGAATCCGAGGCGAGCGAGCACGATCTGGTGGGTGACGGTGGTCTTGCCGACACCGGGCGGGCCGACCATGAGCATCGATTCGCCTTCGGCCCACAACACCTCAGAGTCGGCGCCCCATACGGCCGGGGTCACGTCGGGGATGTCCAATGCGAAGTCGCCGCCGGGCACGAGACGGACATGCACATGGACGGCGGGGTCGGCCGGCGTTTCGTCGGCCCGTTGCCGTGTGCGCAACCAGTCGTCGACGTCCGCCTGTGACGCCCCTGGCGTCCACGGCTCCCATTTGGGGGCCTGTGAGGGCGTCTCAGCCACGATGGCGCGCGCCCCGTCGTAGATGTCCCGCCACTCTTTCTCGGCTTGTGCGGGCGTTGAGCGGTCACTGATGGCGGCCATGAACCGGTCGGCGAGCTGGACGAGTGCCTGGTCGGCGCCGGGATGATCGAGCGTGTGGAGCCGGTAGAGGGCGAGACAGCCGTGCAGAGCGGCGTCGTGGCGTCCGCCGGGCATGTCGAGGAGCGCCTTGGTGAACGCGCGGGTGACCGCGGCCGACCATTCGTCGACGGCGTGCGGCCGCGGCTGGTAGTCGCCCGCGGTCCGTGGCCGTTCGCGGAGCTGCTCGACCCACTTCTCGGGCAGCAATGCGAGCTCCTCGAGCCGTGGCGGGCGGTGCTGTTCGACCCCGTCGACGTCGAACCACAGGTAGGGCCGCCCTTCGGGATGAATGGACGGCATGACGACCACGTAGCGGTGATGGTGCTGGATGATCTCGATGCTGGGCGCCGGCTGGTCGGAGTAGCGGCCCGGCGGCACGCGGAACAGACGTATCCCCGACTTGCCGAGACCACGCGACGTGCTCGTCCACGTGGCGGGTAGCAGGCCGAGCTCGGCCTCGAGCGCGAGCAGCGATGCGTCGCCGTGCTTGTCGCCGTAGGCGTCGATGTCGATGCCGATGACCCCGTCGGGGAGCCGGAGGCAGATGTTGCCGTCGGGCATCGAATCGCACCACAGTTGGATCTGCTCGTCGGTCGGGTCGACGCCTGTCGCACCCGTGTACCCGGTCGGCGGGTGGGCCTTGGCGCCGGGGGGGAGGGGTAGAACGCCTTGCCAGCCGTGGTCGCGGTAGATGTGGGCGGCGCGGGCGTAGACGGCTTTCGCTTCGATCACTACGCCACCTTTCGCCGTCGTGAACGGATGCGCCGCCGCTCATGCTCGGACGTGCCGCCCCATGTCCCGAAGTGCTCGTCGGTGGCGAGGGCATGCTCGAGGCATTCGGCGATGACGGGGCAGCCGCGGCAGATGTGGGCGGCGACAGCCTGGCCGTGGGCGTCGACCGGGTACATGAGCGACGTGCGGCCGACGCACGCGGCGGCCTGCATCCACGCCGGGCGGGTCATAGGAGGTCGCTGACGATGTCGACGACTTCGGGCTCGAGCGTTTCGAATTCGGCGAACATGCCGAGCCGCTCACGGGCCAGCCAGCTGTTGCGTTCGTCGAGGTCGGCGCCGATACCGTCACGCCCCAAATCCTGAGCGGCCTCCAAAGTGGTGCCGGAGCCGGCGAAGGGGTCGTAGACGATGCCGGACCGCCACCGCTCAGAGTCGAGCGCCCAGCGGCCATCGGTCGACCTGTTCACCATTGGGTCGGCGGGATCGCAGCCGCAATCGGTCCAGCCGAGGGTCGGAGCGCCACGGGTCATGTTGCCGTTGTCGGCACCGGTCACCTTCCGACGGTTCGCCAACCCTTCATTGGTCTCGAATCCGTCGCCGTGGAACTGGTGCGCTCGGCCGTCAGGCTTCACGTACTCGGCATCGCCCGTCACACGTTCCCTCGCGACCCCACAGACGCGACAAACGGCGCGTGGGCACATGCAGTCGATGATCTTGCGGGGCAGGTCGACGGGAAACGTGGCGTAGTGGCTGCCGGGGTAGGGCTGGGTTGAGAGGATGATGTGTCCCGTGCCGAGGTCGCCGTCGGTGTGCCAGTCGAGCGGCGGCGCGCCAGCAGGATTACTGTCCACACGCTCGGCGAAGCGGAACGACGCATCGTCACCGCCCTTGACGTTGTTGCCCGGGACGTTGCGCCCCATCTGCACTTGCGCTTCCGTCCGCACCGCGTCCAAATCGAACCATCGTTTCGCCCCTCGGCAGGCGACAGTGATGTACGACGACGCGGGACGCCACTTGTCGCCCAACGCGCCCACCGGCGGGTTCGGGCGATGCCATGCAATCCAGTTGCGGACACGCCACCTGCCGGCGGGTGACGGCTGGCCGGTGAGCGGGTTTATGCCGTAGGCGAGGGCGATCATGTAGAGCTGCGGGATACAGGCAAGCGACTTCGCGAGCGGCCAACCGTCGGGCTTCTTTCTGCCGACAGTGGGCGCACCCATCTTCTTCACACCGACGCCTTTACCTGAACGATTCGGTGACGTCAAATCTCCACCGTCAGCCGTCGACCCGCTGTACGTATCGCCTAGTTCGACGGCGAGCGTGCCGTGTGGTGCGAGCACCCGCCCCCATTCGGCGGTGAGCTCGAGCAGCACGTCGAGGAACGCTGCCGGGTTCGCCTCGCTGCCGATCTCGCGATGCTTGTCCGGGTGGTCGGCGGGCAGGTACGAACGCAACGCCAAGAAGGGAGGACTGGTGAAGATGAGGTCGATGGAGCCGTCGGGGATGGTGGCGGTCACGTCGCGGGTATCGCCGACGATGTAGCGGAGCGTCATGTCGTCCTCTGTCCGTTCGATGATCGCTGAGGCGTTCGACTGGTCGTGTTCGTTGTAGAAGTCGCCGGCGAGCCGGATGGCTCCGGCTGGGTCGGGCAGGTCCGAATGCCAGTCGAGCGGCGGCGCGCCCGCGGGGTTGTTTGCACTGCTGCTCGGCCCGTTCTCGCCGTCGGTGCCAATGCGGCCTTTCATCTGCCGCGGGTACGGCGTGACAGCGCGTGTGTCCGGTGTCATGTGTTCGTGTCGCACCGCGTCGAGGTCGAACCATCGTTTCGCCCCTCGACAGGAGATGATCCATGTCGAGCTTGTCGTCACCCGTCGTCGCCTAGTAGCGCGGTGACGGTAGGGGACGTGCAACGGTCAACCTCGGTGTCCCACGAGCACAGACATCCAGCGCAGTACCTATCGCCAGCGTGAACGGCAATGTTGGAGGTCGTGGGCACGAACGATTCTGCGTGGCAGGCGAGGGCGGCGGCGATGCGCGACTCCGCAGCGTCCAACTCATCAGCACAAGTGCCGCTCCCCGCTTCGTAGCCTTCGCGAAAGCCGGTGCCGTATTCGGTCGGGTGCGACTCGTGGAGCGGGTTCACTTCTTGTCTCCTGTGAGCGCATCATGCGCGACGAGGGCGGCGCACACATCACAGTCGCCACCACCGGCGTCAACATGCCGCCACGTCATGCGCAGCAACGCGGCGAGGCGTTCGGCGTCCGCACGCCATGCACCCTCGCACGGGTAGGAGAATCCGCACGCGGCGCAGTAGTTGTCCTGGCCGAGCGCGTGCGGGTTGCTATCGGGGCAGGGCCACGGCTCGCTGCACCAGGCGCACTTGTCGGCGTTCCACGATGACCGGTGATGCCTGTTTCTCAGGCTGAAGCCGCTCACTGTTCCTGCCCTTCGTCATACGCGCGGACGGCTACGCACAGGTCGTGCTGGTTGCACGCATGGCCGATGTTGTCGCTGTGAGCGCGCTCAATGGCCCGTGCCGCTTCGATGAGTGCGTCTAGCCGTTCGGCGGGAACGAACAGCAGGTCGAACACCTCGGTCGTGAATCCACCCAACAGGTAGCGCCCGTCGTCGTCGGGGTCGATGGCGAACACCGACCGCACACTGTCATAGGCGTCCCGTTCGGCTTCTAGTGTCTGTCGCGGGTAGACGTTCACGACATCACAGCGCCCACGGGCGCAGCCCCGAGTCGTCGTACAGAGCCTTGGCGAGGAGCACGTCGTCGAGACAGTCGGGGCCTTCGACGTTCGCCCACGACAGACCCATGCGCTCGGCTCGAGGTCGGTGTATGCCCATCGTCTGCAGGAGGCCGGCGGCCGAGCTGCGAGGATTCGCAGCGTCGCACCGCATACCGGACTCGCGTCGAGCAATCGCGAGCATCCGCTCGGTGTCGCCGGTGCCCGCCCACGTGATCCTGATGAGCACGTCGGGCGGCAAGGTTCGTTCGTAGGCGATCACCGCCGCGCAGTCGACCGGGGCGCAGGGGTTGTCCTGGGCGCCGGCACGCGCCGGGGTCAATAACAGCAGGACGGTCAGGACGGTGGCGCACAGCGTGCGGGGCCACGTCATGAGCCTCGGTGCGGCTGCTCGACCGCGACGTCTACGGGCTGAACGCTGTCGACACGATGCTGGGCATAGTCGTCGACGGCAAAGATGATGTCGCTACGGTGGCATATGAAGCCACATCGACACTCAACGTCGCCGGTGTTCGGGCTGATGTAAACCAGTGAATGCTTCGGCAGCGACTCACGCCAAACACTCTCGACGACATGCGCCTGCCACTCGTCCTGGGTGGCGAACGTGCGGTTGTCGCACGCGCACCAGAACAGGCCGTCGGCGAACGTCGGCCAATGGCTAGTCATACGGCCTCCCATAAGGTTCGGGCGATGCCATCAGCGCCATAGTCTTCGCGGGGACGTGACGGCGCGGTCCATCCCGCGCGGGGTACGAGCTCGGCTACGACTCGATAGCCAGCTGCTCGGAGGCTTGCGCCCGTTTCGCCTTCTTGGGTGTAGGTGATTAGCCGCCGGTAGCCGAGCGCCTTGGCTGCCCGCCAACACGCGCCGTACAGCATCGAGTTTGTGTTGTCGGTGCCGTTAGTCGCTGTCCGATTCACCTCGAGCGTGAGCCCGTCGTCGAAGTTGCGGGCGACAGGACGACCGCACATGGCAACCGCTACGAGCACGTCGAGCTCGTCAGCAAGACCGACACAGAACTTCATGCCGCGCGGTGGCTTGAGATGACGGTGCCACATTTCGACGAAGGCTGACGCTTCGCGGAACGAAACGGGAACGAGCCGCAGGCTAGTCATCGTGATCTTCCCAGTCATAAAGGTCAAGTGACTTAGTCATCGCGCGCCACTGTTCGATGCTGCGCCGATCCTCGGCCGCATCCCACGCACGCGCGACCGCGATGGCGATCGCGGCACCGGTGACGCCGACGGTGATGAGTAGCAGCCATGAGGTGAGCGGGGTCAGGGCGATCATCGTCGCACCATGTTCACGATCGTGCCACCGGCGAAACAGCATGAGCCGATGAGATAGAGAACGTTCGCGAGCGTCATCGCCCCGCCTCGTTGAGCAGCTGCAGGATCGTGCGCACATCAGTGAGCACGTACTGATCGAGCGGGTCGGCATGCATGCGTCGCTTGTGAACGACAAAGCCTATGTCAGCCCGGTCGTTGGCGACCTGTTGCTGCACTTCCTTCAGCCAGCCCGACAGGTCGACCCTCGATGACGCCTTGCATTGCACCACGACACCGGGGATGCCGGTGATGTCGCCGCGGTCCACCGCGCCCGTGAGGGCGCGGCGTTCCACGTACGGCCAGCCGGTGTCGTTGAACCCGCGGACGATCAGCGACTCGAACTCGGTGCCCCTGGCCTTCGGGGACTTGGCGGTCATGGTGTCAGCCTTCGTTGTGCCGCTTGCACGTCTGTGCAGGCGGGGTTGACACAAACGAGGTAGCCGTCTTCGGGCTCGTGTGCGTCACGCGCGACGACGGCCATGATCCACGCGCCGTGGCAAGCGGGACAGTTGCCGCGGATGCCACGCATGATCTGATCGCTCACAGCAGGTCGGCCGCGGTCTTCGGCTTCACGGTCGCGTTCTGCGCCGCGGCCGCGGGCTCGGTCTTGCTTTCGCTGCTGTCGGCACGCTTGAGCGACACGTCGAAGATCTTCTGCATGAACTGTCCGGCCTTGCGCTGCGACGCGTACACGATCGCGATCCGGTCACCGACATTCGGCCGCTTGTCGAGGAGCTGGGTGAGAAGGTCGGTCGGTCCACAGATGACCGAGCGCGGCCCCTCGTCGGTGTCGATCCAGAGGTCGGGCAGTCGACGACCATCGGTCGCGGTGAACGTGCGGATCTCAGTGATGGTGCCGGCGATGCTGGCGCCCATCATGTCGAACTTGAAAGAGGGCGGGAAGTCACCCGCGGGGGTCGGCTTGTCGAACTCATCCCATGTGGTCACGGCTATGCCTTTCGTTTCGCTGGTCGTTTGGTCTTCGGTTTGGTCGGGTCGAACGGTCCGAACGGCACCTGATACTCGGCCTCGATCACGTCGAGCAGCGTCGCCCAGTCGTCGAGGTGGGCGTCGGTGGACATGCTGACCCGTGGCAGCTCGGCGTCGACGATCATGCGGGCCAACGTCTCGACCGCGTTATCGGGGAGCGCGCGGACACGTTGCGCGATCCATTCCCGTCGGAAGTCGAGCGTGTCCGCCGCCGACGTCACCGAGCGGCCGAGGTCTTTGCGTTTGCGGTACTCGCGTACCCATCTGGCACGTTGAGCGGCTTCGTACCCGACCACGATGTCGACCTCGACGAGCTCGCAGTGGCCGCTGCCGGGGATGAGATGCAGCACGTAGGCGCGTGAGCCGTTGATGAACGGACGTTCCTTGTGTCCTTCCGCCGGTGACCACGAAGTCTCCGCGTGCGCATAGCAAGCGAGCTGAATGGCGATGCCGGCCAGGCCGTAATCGACCGCTCCCGCGCCGGTCTTGAGATCACCGATGCACAGCTGGCCGTTCACTCGCATCACGCGGTCGAGCGTGCCCGCGACCTCGAGCGCCTCGCACACCACGAACTGCTCGACCTCGACGACCGTGATGCTGTGCCGTTCCAGGCACGCCTGATAGGCGGCGATGTCGTCACGGAGATGCTCGGGGATCAGCGTATGGTCGGCGCCCTTGTGCAGCTGCTCGGTGAGGGCGTGCAGCGCCGTGCCCGTGTTCGCCGCGGCACCGCCACTGGCCGCGCTGATCGCCTCATCGCACGTCTTGTCGAGGGCCTGCTTGTCGTCCTTCTGAGCGGCGACAAGGTTCAAGAGGTCGCGGCGCAGCATGAGCCCGACGGCGACCTGTCGCTGCTTCCACTTCTCCAGGTTGTAGCGGTCATCCAAGGTCTCGGCCAAAGTTGTCACGCGCGTATAGGGCTTTGGCTTTCCTCCCGACGCGGGCGGAATGATCGGCCGGCCGTAGCGGTCGCGGGGGATCTTGTCGGCGTGGTCGAGGGCATCCCACAAGTCAGCGGTGGTCACGGTGTCCCCTTCTTCGGTTGGGGGATATGACCCTTTACCTGCTTGGGGGTCGGCCGACCCTTCTTGGGCGTGTAACCGTTACGGGGCGTCTTTTTCGTCACGACCGCCGCCACGCCACGAGCAGACCGCCGAGACCGACAAGGCACACACCGAACAGCGCCAGCCACCACGGCGAGCCACCGGTCACCGGCAGCGTCGTCGGCGCAGGCGTCACCGGTGCCGCCGGTGCGGGTGGCAGCGTCTGGTCGACGGCGGTGGTGTCGGGGATCGTCGTTGGCGGCGCCACGGTCGTCGTGGTGGCGATCGTCGAGGCGGTCGTGACGGGGATCGAGATGCAGCTGTGAGCGACATCGCACGGCGGGCCGGTCGTTGTCGCTGCGGTCGTTGTCGCTGCGGTCGTCGTCGTGCGCGGCACCGTCGTCGTCGCGGCCGTGGTCGTCGGCGCGGTCGTGGTCGTGCATTCGTCCTCGTCGCAGAACGTCGTGGTGGTCGCGATCGTGGTCGTCGGGACGGTCTGCGGGTTCGTCACGACGACTGTCGTCGTGCCACCGGTCGTGGTCGCGCCCGTGGTCGTGGTCGCCAGCGTTGTTGACGCCCCGGTCGTGGTGGCACCTGTCGTGGTGGTCACCGGCGGGCCGTAGCACAAGATCGCATGGCTCAGCGTCTTCCCGCTCGAGTGTGAGTACGACTGACCCACCACCGGGTTCGGGAACGTCTCGTTCTCATTCTCGACCGACTGGTCGGAGCCGGCTTTGAGCACGAGCAGCGACCATGTTTTGCCGTCGGGCGGTGCCGGCACCGTGAACGAGCTCGACGTCAGGTTGTCGTACTTGACGCCGCCGTTCGGGCACCAGTAGGCGACCTCGTTCGTGTTCGGCACGTTGGCGCCGGCTTTGCCGCCGAGCGCGAAGATCGCGACGAGCAGCAGGACGGCGATCGCGAGGAGGCCGAGGCCGAGGCCGACGGTTCGCGAGAGTCGGGGGTCGTGGGCGTCGGTCCAGGTTCTCATGTCTTGCCTTTCGTTGGTGTTGTGACAGGGGTGGCCGGGTGGGTTAGCCGTGTGGGTGGGATGTGGAACCCACCCGGCCACGACGGAGGGCGTAGGCGTCCACGTCGGAGCTGCGGAACATCCACACGCCGCCGATCTTCTCGGCGTTCAGCTCGCCGGCGGCCGCTAGCCGGTTGATCTGCGACCTCGAAAGGCCGAGCATCGCGGCAGCAACCGTCGATGACATCCAGTAGTCGTTCATGCGCACCATTGCGCATGGAGTATGCGCAGGGCTGCGCATGGAAAGCAAGCACCGGAAACGACGAAAGACCCCCGACCGAAGTCGGGGGCCTTCGTTTGGACCTCCGAGCCGTGACCTCGAAGTCCCTGCCATGTCGAGGCTACCCCTTGGGCAGCTCCGGCACCGGTGTCGGCAACGTCGCCGCCGTGCCTGTCTCGCCGACATGCTTCGCCGCGATCGCCTTGACGACCGCGAGCACAGACGCGACCCCGGCCAGGGCCGCCGACTTCGCGGTCGACACGTCGAGCGCACCAGCGAGGATCAGCGTGGCCGTGAACGTCTCGACGAACGTCCAGCCGACCCGCTCGAGCGCGTCCAAGTACCACGGGTGCGCGGGGACGGGCGTGACGAGCGGCGGCACCGGCTGGTTCATGTCGCCTCGGGTTCCGGTTCAGCGGGCAGCTGCTCGGCCTTCACCTTCGCGGGCGTGGTGCCATCGGTCTGGACGGTGATGTTCCACCCGCCCGACGCCTTCTCGGCGCCGGCCACGACGAGACAGCCACGGTACCGGTAGGAGTCCGCGCCGCCGGCCGCCTCGTCCTCGGTGTCGTATTGCAGCGTCTCGGTCTCGTAGGTGAGCCCGTCGTCGTGGACGTGGGCGTCGCGGCTGACGATGCGCGGGTAGTGGTTGTTGTCGAGGTTGGGCATCAGTCCTCCACGTTGATGCGGAAGTCGTCGGCTGACAGCTCGTTGATGTAGCTGCCGCCGCCGGGGTTCGCGTACATAACGTACTTGTCTGCCGCGCGCGCGGCGTCGATGGCGGCGAGCGCTTCGGCCTCGGTGTTGTAGCCCCATTGGGTGCCGATGAACTCGTGGCCGTTGGTCTCGTCGACCATGCGGGTGTGGGCGTCGTACTGGCGCGGGTAGCCGGCCTCAGCCTCGGCGGCTGCCCGCCGTGCTTCCTCGGCGGCTGCCACTTCGGCGACGTGCGCTTGCTGTTCGGCGATGAACTCGGCGCCGCCTTCGACGGCCTTCTCCATGTCACTCATGCTGGTGTCCTTTCTCGGGTTGGGTGCTGGGGGTGCCCCCGGCCGAGGGCTTCGCCCGTCGCCTCCCAGCAAGGCGAACGGGAGAACTGAAACAACCTGTGGCGAACCTCTTGACGGGTGACACCATCTGTGTCATAATGAAGACATGACAAAGACACTCGAAAAGGGAAGCAAGAAAGCAGAAGTCATCGACAAGGGTAACCTGTCGGCACCGTTCACGGTTCGCCGGTTGAACCTTCGGGGCACCGTCGAAGCGCCGGTCTGGAAGTTCGCCAGTGCCCGCTGCTTCAAGACTCTCGACGAGGCCGAGGCGTTCGCCCGACGTGAGCTGGGAATCTGATGACCCGCCCGCTCGAGGTTGTCGGCCTCGTGGAGATCGCCGCCATGCTCGGCGTCGACCGTCCCCTCGTCCGCCTCTGGTATCACCGTGGCAAGCTGCCCGAGCCTGACGCGCTGCTGGCGGCGACGCCTGTGTGGCGGACGTCGACCATCGAAAGGTGGAAAGTGAAATGAGCCTGACGCCACGTCAACAGACAGCACTAGCCGTGCTCGCTCGTCGCGGGGCCGTTACCGCCGTAGACCGGAATGCCTGGTGGCCTCTACTCGAACCCGCGCATGTCCTCGACGGTGAGCGTGACGCTCGCCGGCGCCCCCGTCGCTTCGCTGTAGCGAACGCTCACGAAACCACGACGTAGGCGAGCGCGAAGAACGCCAGCCCGGCCGCCATCAGCCCCGCCCACCATGCCCGCTCCATCACGGCCACGACGGTGGCGACGACGAACAGCACGGCGGCGAGGAGCATCAGGAGGTGGAAGTTGTCGTCGGCTACGAGCTTCACGGCGTAGGTCATCTCAATCCCTCATCCCATTCGTCGTCGTTGTCGATGTCGTCCTCGAGCGGGAACGGAACCCCGACATGCCTTCCCACTACCCGCGCCCAGCGGATCACATGCCATTGGCGATGCTGGGTACCCTTGATCTGGTCGATCCGCTGGGCGTCCATCCGCCGGATGAAACGGAACAGCCCGATCACGCCGCCGATGAACACGCCCGCCGTCGCTGTTGCGAGGGCGACGAAGAACGCCTCGACTATCCGGTTCCAGTCAACGGTCGCCACGCGCGCACCTCACGGGTGCGCCACCAGATAGGCCAGCCAGTACGACACGGCGGCGATGTAGGAGGCGACCGGGAACGCGGTGCCAGGATCGGTGTGACCGCCGGTGACGTTGAACGCCTTCGAGATGTTCGCGTGTGACGTGACGCCGACCTGGCCCTGTCGTAGCTGGCCGGGGTCGAGCCATGCGGGCGGGATGTTGTACGTGTGGCACACCTTCGCCGCCGCGATCGCCGACCAGAACAGCATCTTGACCGAGAAGTCGTCCGCCCAGTCGGACGCGTTCTGGCGGGCGTAGCCGGCGTGCTCGAAATGGATCGCCCAGCTGTTCACCGACTTCCCCTTGTACGGGGCACCTCTAGCACCGGCGGCCATTCGCTCGAACGGCACCGACTGGACGATCGAGTCGTTGTCGATGCACAGGTGCGCCGAGCCGGTGGCGGTGAGCTTCTGGAAGAACTTGGCGCAGCTCTCCGCTGTCGACGAGAGCTCGGCCGCTTCCATCGTGTGCACGACGAGCAGGGTGGGGCGTGCCGTGGATGGCCGCGGCCATTGGAGATGGGCGGGCATGTACGGGTAGTCCATCGGGCTCCTCGTCAGAACTTGGAGAACGTCACGAACCAGGGCGCCTCGTAACCGTCGGTGATCGCTCCGGTGCCCTCCCACCGCCGCCACCACGACCCCGCCGTGTCGAACGTAACTTCGGCGTAGTACACGCCCGTACTGAGCTTCGTGATGCCAGCACCGGGGAACACGATCGAGGTGATGGTGCCGTCGGGCTTCTGGTACTTGAACGTGATCGTGGTCGGGTCGGTGGCGACGTCGTTGTAGTCCTGGAACGTGTAGGTGGTCTTGACCTTCTCGTTCACCGCGTAGGGACCGGTGTCGACCGCTGCGCTCATGTGTCAGTGACCTCCGTGCCGTGCTGGGCGACGACTGTCTCGCCGCCGTGCTGGGCTGTGACTGTCTCGGTGCCATGTTGCACCGTGACGACCTCGAAGCCGTGACCGCCCACCGACGGCGGCACCGCAACCCCGACCTGGCGGGCACGGAGGAAGAACGGCCGGCGCCGCAACCTGACCGCCACCGAGCGGACGGCCTGGGTGACGACGGTGATCGGGTGGACCGGGAAGGCCGACGGCGGCGGGGCAGCCGCGGGCGTGATGACGTAGGCGCGGCCGTGGACACGTTGCCCGTGCGCCTTCGACGTGCGGCCGGCGACCTCGACGAGCGTGACCGGCTGGGTAGGCGCCTGGAACTGCAGCTCTTGGAAGACTTGGACGCTGCGACCCTTGCCGCGCTGCGCTCGAGCACGAGCGGTGAGCCCGGCGATCTCGGTGACAACCGTGACCGGTGCGGTCGGGTTGCCCGACGTGACCGGCGCGGTAAGCGGTCCCGTGATGACCTCGACGCGGCCACGGACCCGCTGGCGTCTCGGTGCCGCCGTGCGGACCGCCTGCAGGACGAGGGTCTGCGGCGCGATCGGCGGCACCGCGTTGATGCCGGCGCCCTGTAGGGCGACGATCCGTGCGCCACGCTTACGGACACGGGCCAGGATCGACCGCTGCGCCTGCTCGGTGACGACCGTGACCGGCTGGGTCGGCGCCCCCGCGGGCACCGGAGCGGTGAGCGGCCCGGTGATGAGCAGGCTGCCACCGCGCGCGCGCTGCAGCTGAGCGAGCGCCCGCCGCCACGCCGGGACAACCGTGACCGGCTTGACCGGGGCACCGGGAACGATGCCGTCCTGGCGGCCACGGATGACCTGCCCGCGGTGGCGAAGGTTGCGCTCGTTGACGACCGCCGTCCGCTGCGCGGTCGACACGACGATCGGGATGTACGGCCGCGCGGGAACGATGCCGTCCTGGCGCGCCCGTACGACACCGGAGCCCCGATGACGGAACCCGCGCGCGTTGATGAGCGCGGTCCGCTGCGCGGTCGTGACGACCGTGATCGGCCGTGAGGGCGCGCCAGGGACAATGCCCGGCTGGCGCAGCACCCACGGCTGGTGGAGTACGCGCCGGCCAAGCGGCCGGGGCATCTAGCTACTCCTCGAAGCGCATGTACCCGCGCACGTTCACCACAGACGGTGACGTGATGCGCAGGCCGACCCTCGTCGAGACAGGCATCGTGTAGATCTCACGATCGAGCGGCGCCTGGATGACGAATGTGCCGCCGACCACGGGAACCGTGATCGACCACAGGCAGGTAGTCGTCGTCGGCTCAGCCGTGAAGTGGTGCAGGCAGGTGGTGATGGCAGCGGGCATGCCGGGCGTGTCGGGCAGCGGCGTGAACGCCGCCGACGTGCCGGCCGTCGACTGCAACATGAGCTCGACAGTGGCGGGGACGTTCGACGCCGTGACCGAGTCGAACCCGATGCCGATCTCGGTGATGGTCGCCCAGCGGGTCGCCGCGGCGACGAGCTGCAGGACGGTCTCGGCCGTGCCTGCGGCGAGAGGTTCGGCGGCGGCGGCGCCGGCAGCGCCGATCTGGCAGGTGTAACGGTGCAATGCCACTAGGGCTCCTTATGTATTTGGGTTATTGGAGAGTCGAACGGTGGACCGCGTAGCGGGGCACGACGATCGGCGGGCCGGGCACACCGGCAGCGCCGCCGCCCGTCGCGGCAAGAAACGATGCGATGTTCGCCGAGCCGGCGCTCGCTGCCAGCGTCCATGTCGGAGCGATCGCGCCCGCTGTCCCCTGCACGATGTAGGCGAGCGCCGAACCCTCAGGGTTGCCGCCGACCGACGCGGCCTGGTCGATGATCGACATGGATGAGTCGACCGTGGCGGTGCCCGCGAAGTTGATCGAAGCGATACCGGCGACGACGAGGGCACCGTTCGCGGTCGGGGTGATCGAGCCGGGCGTCGTGATGCCGGCGCCCTGGTTCTGCCCGTTCTCCTGGTCGAACGGTGCCGACGTGTCAGCACCCGAGAACGCGGCGACGACAGCCTGATCCCAGTTTGGTGTCGTGAACGTGTGCCCGGTGCCGGTCGTCGCGTTCTTCGCGTACAAGAACTTGATGTCAGGACCGGTGCCGGAGTAGAGGGTCAGCGCCGTCCATGTGTTGGACTTCGAGTCGGTGATCGTCGTGCCGACCATGTTGGACAGCAGACAGATGAGAAGGTTCGCGCCGGTCGTGTCGATCGCCGACGAGGTCGTGCCGCCGGTCGAGGGGAACCGCACGGATGAGACGAGGGCGATCGCCACCGGTCAGCCGCCGTCGAGCGCGTGGAGCCTTGCGTTGACCTGCGCGCACCATGCCTGGGCGTCAGCGGCGAACGACGGCGGGCACGCCGGCACAGTCGTCGTGGTGGCCGCTGTAGTGGTCGTAGAGGCCACGGTCGTCGTCGGCGCGGTGGTTGTAGCGGCCACCGTCGTCGTGGGCGCCACGGTCGTCGTGGGCGGCGGGCCGCCAGCGGTGAATATCTGGACGTTGTCCCAGTGCCAGGTCAGGTTGTCGGGGTTGTAGTTCGCGGTGTCCTTCGACGGGTCGTAGTTGTCGTCCTCGAACACGACTCGGACTGACCCCTGCGGGATCTGGCCGGCCATTGTCCGCACCAGCGGGCCCGACGGCATGTCACGGGTGAGCGTGATCGTGTTCGGGTCGGTCTGCTCGAGGCAGTGCTTGACCCGTGTCGCCTTGTCAGTGCCGAGCGTGATGTAGTTCGCGGGGCCCTGGTTGCGGGTCGTCCACGTGTCCTGGTTCTGGAACCATTCGGAGCTGCCCGACTGGGTCTTGAACCCGGCGAGCGTGCCGCCCTGCGGGAACAGACCCGTCCCGACACCGCCGACGACCCGGAAGTCGGGGGACGTATAGCCGAGGTCGAACCCGCCCGTACCACGGGCCGACGACAGGGTGCCGCCGTCCTGGATGGGCGTGCCGGCCGGATAGCGGGCAGCGTCGGCAGGTGACACGAACAGCACCTGATTCCACTTGCGGCCCGACGTGGCCGTCATGTTCTGATCCCAGCAGACCTTGGTGATCTGCGTGAACGTCGCCTTTGGTGCGAACCAGGCGATGTTGTAGCCGGTCGTGTCGACGCCGGTCATGATATGGCCTGAGGCGGGTGTCCCGTCGGGCGCGCACCACCAGAACAGCTGTGAGAAGTCGACGTTCTGCTGTGTCGTCCCGCCGATCGTCACATCACGCAGCGTTGTCGGTCCTGAGCAGTTCGGCATCGGCGCGACCGCATGGTCGCCGTGGAAGGTTGTGCCGATCTCGGCGCCGCCCGAGAAGCCGTAGTCGAACTGGGCGGCGAAGTCGGACGACTGCGCGAAGTCGGCCGAGAAGATGAGTGAGTCCGCGCTCGAGCTGGTGACGTTCACCGCCGCGGCACCTAGGACGATGGCGGCCGTGCCCGCGAGCACGGCGAGACGTTTGTTGATTCGCATTGCGGCGTTCTCCAATCAGTGGACCGCCGCCGAGGTCTAGAGCTGCGGGGTGTTAGGCCGAGAGCCGCCACGCCCAAAGCGTCGCGAACACTTCGGTATTGCCGATGATCTGATTGTTCAGCGTCGTGTGGACGGCGAACAGCTGGATCGTGTCGGCGGCGTTCAACGTCATCGTGAGGGCACCGCACCACTTGACCGGGCCGGGCGCTGTCGTCTGCCCTGCGAGCAAATCCTGGGAGATGACCGTCCCCTGAGCCACCAGATACAGGTATGCCGCGGTCACACCGTTGTTCGTGATGTGAAAGTCAGCGGTACAACCGAACGCCCACCGGCCACCCATCGACGTGGGAACCGTGATGCGGTCATTGTTCGTGCCGAGGTTCGCACAGCCGCCGTGGTCGATGTCCTCGACATCGAAGGTGACCGCCACCGGCGTCGCCGCCGGCGTGATCGTCTGCGTGCCGGTCTTGCGAATGATCGCCCCGACCCGGTCGACGCGTATCGCGGCGAAGTTGTCGATGACCTGCTGCATGTAGGCGGCGTTGGGGCCGGCGGTCGGCGTGTCGGCCTGCGTGGCGAGCGATGAGTACGTCATAGGTCGGAGAGCTGGTAGCCCCACAGCTCGGTCTGGATCTCGGAGACGGAAGTCGAGGGCGTGGCGTCGGGCAGGACCGAGACAGTGTTCAGACCCGCAGCGAAGGCGTAGACACTGAACACGTTTGCGGTGTTGTCTCGGGCGAACGTCTGGGTCGCTCCCGGCGTGCGCCCCTGGGCGTCGGCGATGCGAAGCGAAACGGGGGTGTTCGACTGGTCGGCGCAGAACCCGACGATCCAGACGCCGGGCGGCACTTGAACCGAGCCGGCCGTGTAACCGGCGAAGCCTGTGCCCGCCGCCGTTCGCACGTTCGGCGTTGCCCAGTTGAGCGTGTTGTACGTGTAGAGAATCCCCGAGGTTTGCGCCACGGTGCTCGAGACCTTGAACGTCTCGCCCGTGTACAACGCCATCAGGTTTTCGCGGACCTGGTCGCCGAACGCGGCCGGCATCACCTGGCCGTTGTACGGGGTCGCCATGATGTCAGCGAGCGACGTGTAGAGGAACGATTCGCTGCCCACGCCCAGACCGAGCCAGGTGGCCGAAAGCGAGACCCGCAGGTTCCCGGCGTCGAGCGTTGTGCCCCCGGTGACAGTGCCGATCAGGTAGTCGGTGGCGACGAGCTTCCCGAACCAGGCACAAGAGCAGGCAACGTCAGAGTTGTTGCCGTTCGTCCTCGTCTTCTTGGCGAGGACGGTTGTCCCGTTTTTCACGATGCGGGGTGTGATCGTCGTCCCGCCGGTGCCACGCACTTGGAGGCAGACAAGGTAGAGACCGTCACCGGCGGTGGGGATCGTGAGCCGCTCGTTGTTCGTGACGTTGTCGTGCATCGTGCCAACGTCGAACGTCTCGGCGGTCCAGTTGATCGTCTGCGTGCCGGTGATCGTCTGGTTCGTCGTCCGGTGCGCCGAAGCACCGGGAGCAGTCGACGGGTCGTGCAGAAAGTCCTGGTCAGCGTCCCACACGTTCAGAAGGGCCGCGGTCGCCTTCGTGCCCACCGCGGGATTCTGGGTGGACTGCGGGTCAGAGAACGCCACGGCCTACCCTTTCACGCCCAAATAGCATTCCCGCTCGAGCCGAGCTTTGACGTTCCGAGGATCCAATAGTTCGTTCCTGCGCTCGCCTGCGCGGCCTGTGACACCCAGTAGCCGACCGACATGGAGCCGCCAAAGTCGAGGCTGACACTGCCGCCCTCGACGATGACATCCACCGAGGCGACCGAGCCGACGTTGTTGGGGCGACGGTTGAACGTGAACCGTGTCCCCATATGAGAGCCGAGCACGACCGGAAACATGGTCGCCGCGGCCCGTCGTGGCACGAGCGTGATCTGCTGTGCCCTCACGACTGGTTGAGCGTTGAACGCGAGCGCATATTCGACCGTGTCTTGCAGCACATTGCTGTTCAAGATCCGAACGGTGCCGAGGTCGAGCACGGTCTCGCCGTAGCTGGCGATCGAAGTCGCGTCGGACACTTCGACCGACTCGAGCACGTAAGGCGATGAGTTCGGGTCACCGTAGAAGGTCGGCAGCAACGGCGTATATGCCGCGCCTTTCACATGGTTGACGATCTGGTCGTCGGCGTAGTCGCGTTGGGCGTCGGAGTAGCCGACCTCGCCGGCCGTGTCGCCGAGCGTCGCCGCCGGGGTCAGGTTGTTGGCAAGCGACCAGCGGTGGCCGCGGTAAGTGGCGTCACCGTTCGCGGCCATGAAGAAGATGCCGAAATCCGACGCTGCCGTCGTCTGGATCTCGGACAGCACGCCGTAGGTCGAGTTGCGGTCGAGCGTGCCGACGGCCGGGCTATCAGTGTCGAGGTTGCGTTGCGCAGCTGGCCATGACGCGAAGTCGAGCAGCCGCCCGATACGCGCGCCGACCCGTTCGCCGCCGCCCTCGAACACGCCCGCCGAGATGGGCACTTGTGCCCTTGACAGAATGTCGAACCCGTCGGTAGCGGTCAGCTCGACGAGCGTCAGACCGTTCGACGGTTCGGGGATCTGCTTCCACCCGTTCACGTACCAGGTGCCGAGCGTATATTCGACGGTCGCGTAACGAGCCCTGAGCCGCACCTGTTTGCGTGGTGTGAGCCCGCCACCGGTGTAGGGCGAGCTCGCATAGGACGGGTCGAACACGCGCAGATTGTCGACGAGCGTCGCCCGCATCTTTCCCGCCGACGGCTGGGCGAGCACTGACGACGTGCGACCGTACGTGTAGCTGATCGACTGCAGGTTCGCGGTGATGTCCACCCATGTGGCCGCGGTCTTCCAGTCGGTTGTCGGTGAGAACTCGAGTGCGATGTCTACGCCGTCGAACCAGGCTTTACCGCCGGGCCACGCCACGCGACTCCTCGGCGTCAGCGATGACGGTCAACGCGTAGGACACGACACCCATGCACAGACCGACGAGAAGCTGGCCGGTGACGATGCAGCCGAGCGCCAAAGTGACGCCGGCAATGGTGAGAATGCGGAAGATGGTCGCTGGTTTCATGCGCTCAGACTGTCACGACGCCGCCGGGAATGCGCACACCGGCGTTCGATCGGGCGTGGCGTTGCACCGCTTCGACGATCTTGTCGGGATCGTACTGACCGGTCATCTGCACATAGATCGGCCCGGTCACAGTCATACCCATGCCGCCACCACGGCCGAGCGGCACGACCGCCTCGGGGCCAGCCTCGCCGATGAGCGCAAGGGTCGGGCGGGTGACGATGCCGCCGCTAGCTAGATGTCCGACCCGATAGGGAAAATCCCAATCGAAGTTGAGCGACGGACCGAATGACCCCAGCGGGTCCTCGTGGATATGAATGCCGATGTGATCAAGCAACCTGTTGAACAGGTCAATGATGTCGTTTACGACACTCTTGAACGCGTCATAAATGCCATCGAACACGCCGACAGCCGCCGACGCGATCTGCCCTGGCAGCTTCTTGAGTTCATCGACGATCCCATGAAACATGCCAACCGCCGCGTCAGCGATCTTGCCGGGGAGACTGGCGACATAGGAGACAAGCCCGCCAAACAGTTCCTTCACCTGGTCGACCTTGTCGCCGACGAGTTTCGCGATGTCGCCGAACACGTTGCCGATCATGTCCTTGAACGCACGCCACGCGTCCGACCAGTGACCTTGCAACAAGTCGCTGACGACCTCGAACACGCCCTTGATGATGTCGAACGCCAGCTCGATCGAATGCACGAACTCGTCGAGGAACGGCTTGATCTTGTCGAACGTGTCGCCGATCGTCTTGGAGATCTGCGGCCAGTTCTCCTGTAGCCAGACAACCGCGTTCTGGAACGCCGGGAGCAGCGTGTCGGCCATGTACGTCGACAGCGCGTTCAACACAGGCAGGAGCGCGGTGCCGACCTGTTCCTTCAGCTCTTGAAAGGCGACGGACATCCGCTGCCCTGGTGTGACCGCGGCTTCGGCTGCACCCTTATACGTTTCGGCGGCGCCAGCCATTGCCTGCTCGAGCGACAGCGTGTTTCCTTCGGCGTCTTTCGTCGCGACACCCAACCGGCCGAGCGCACCGATGTTGCCGTTGTGCGCCTTCTCCATCGCGGACGTGACCGTCGTAAGGTCGACGCCACGCGCGGCGGCGATGTCCATAGCGATGGCGAGCTCACGCTGCGCCTGGTCGGTGTCCTTCGTGCCGCGAGCAAGCGACGCGAGGGCGGGGCGGAGATCGTCATCGGCGACGCCGGTCGCCCGCTCGAGCTTGTTGATGAAGTCCTCGGTGGACTTGACCTGAGCGTCGGTCGCGCCGACCGAAGTTTTCAGCTGAGTAGCGAGAAGCGCCTGAGACTTGAGGTCTTCCTGCGCGGCTTTCGCCGAGTCCTCGAGGAAAGCGACAGCCTTGTCAGCGACATAGCCGGCGGCGAACGCACCAGCCGCGGCCTTCGCGACGCCGCTCAGCTTGTTCAGCGAACCTTCGGCCTCGGCGCCGGCCTTCTTCAGACTCGAGACGTCGCCGACGAACTTGACGACAAGCTGCCGTTCACTTGCCATCGTTGCTCCTCGTCAGCGCATCGAACACGTCGGCGAACATCTCGGGCGGCATCATCACGAGCCCGCGCCAGTCGGCACCGGTCGCCGCTACCACCTGAGCGACTAGACGGTAGAAGACTCTTTTGGGTCCGTCTCGCCCTCGCCCTCGAGGTCGACGTCGGGCACCTTCGTGATCGACTGCGCCCACGCGACGAACTCGCGAGTTTCGATGCCGTCACGACACAACGCCGACCAGCCCATGTAAAGGCCGCGCTTGGTCTGGTTCGTCGGATAGTGCTCCTCGGCTTCCGCCATATCCCACACCCGCACGTCGGCTACCTGTTCGACCCCGTCGCTGGTAACGAAGGTCATCTTCATCAGTGAAAGCCTGCCTTTCTTGCTGCCTTGTCGACCGCCTCGAGCGCGGCCGCCTCGATCTTCGCTTCGTTGTCCTCGATCGCCGGATAGATGAACCGGCCGCCCTTCGGGCCGGCGCCGCTGCCGCGCCACGGGCCTTCCTCGCGGCTGTTGCCCTTGCGTGGTGTCCTCGAACCGAAGTCGAGCCACTTCATGTACGGCGCGACCGACCCGCCCTCGCCGACCGACGCGCCCTTGACGGTGCCCTTCGACACGATGGACGAGATCGCGTTGCCGGACTTCGACGGCACCTTTCGAGCTGCCGCCTGGGCGATCGTCTCGGCGACGGCTTTCATGTCGTCGGCGAACGCCTTCTGTGTGTCCTCGTCCATCTGCGACAGATCGCGGATGAATGCGTTCCACCCCACGATCTCGATCTTGGCGGGCATCAGCTGGTGAGGTGCGCCCACCTGCCGGTGACCTGCAGGCCAACCGTGACCTCCATGACCTCACCGGTAGCCGCCGTCATGAAGTCGAACGACGTCATGAACGCGGCGAACACCAGCGACGGGTTCGTCGCCGACCGTGCAGCGTTCACCGGCTGCACATCCCAGTAGGTGAGCGTTTTCGCGAGCGTGACCGCTGACAGCGTCGCGTAGGGGCCACCGGCGGCGTAGTCCTGGAAGAACGTGATCGACCCCTGCATCGCCGCCATGCCTGCGACGTAATTCCGGAAACCGCCGCTACCGAACCCGCTCGCGTCGAGCGCCTCGAAAGCCTCGGGCGTCGAGATCGACTTGCCCCAGAACGACAGGTCGGTGCTCGAGGCGATCGTGCCCGCGACGGTCTGGGTGCCCGGCGGGCCGGGAGCGGTGCCAGTCCAGCTCGTGCCGAACAGGACCTTGCCTTGTGTGAGAGCTTGGACTGCCATTGGTTCCCCTTGCTAGACGTTCGGGACGATGCCGGCGTTGACGGCGAACGTGAACGAACCGGCCGTGATCGTCCAGTCCGCGCGGATGTGCGTTTCTGTCGAGATGTTCACGGGGACGAGGAACTTCATCTCGCCCATCGCCACCGGGCCGGTCGTCGCGGTGAACGTGATGCGCGTCGTGGGTGTCGTGAACCCGGCGTTGTCGTCGGTCTGCACGCGCACCGTCAACGTGCCACCGCTGCCGGTCGTCACATGCAGACCCGCCCACAACGTCTGTGTGAACGTCGGCCCGGTCAGCGCGACAGCGGTGCCCGACGCGGTCGTCGAACGTGTCGCAATCGGATGCAGCACGACACCCATCGCGAACACCGAATCGTTCGCGATGTGAATCCCGAACTTCGCGAGCCCGGCCGCCTCACCGTCAGGGCCGACCGTCATCTGGTCGAGCGGGCCCCGCATGAAGCAGCACGGATCGCCAGCCGTCAACGTCGCGCCAGGCGCGATCGGAGCCATCGACATGAGCGTCGACGTGCCACCGTCAGGAGTGCTGATCTTCTCGAAAGTGCCGCCGACCGCATAATCGGCGAACCCTTCGGCGGACAGCTCACCATTGCGCAGACCAGGGGCGTACGAGCGGAACCCGCCGGTGCCGCACACTGTCGCGTCGAGCATCTCGACAGTGACCTGTGACGTGACTTTGTTCGTGAACGGTGACGCGTCGAGGTCGCCGATGAGCACAGACGCGTTCGTGAATGCCTGGACAGCCATCTAGGTGCTCCCGTGCCGCGCGTAGACCTCGACCGACATCTCGTGCCCGAGATAGGACACGCCGGCGATGATGATCTCTTTCAACCCTGACGTTTCCCGCCACACGACCGACTCAGATTCGCCGCCGAGCGTGATGTCCGTCGTCACCGCGTTGGGCAGGTCATAGGAGAGCAGCTCGTCGAGCGCGCGTTGCGCGCGTGCGACGTCGGGCAGCTTCGACACGATCACCGCCACGATCAGGTTGACCTTCGTGATGTGGCTGATGTCGAACGTCTGATGAGGTTCGATGTACGGCTCGCCCGACACGATGCACACCGCCGGGAAGTTCGGCGTGTCAGGCCATTCGGCGTACACGCTCACACCGTTCACGGCGGACAGGTTCGCCTCGAGCCCGGCGCGTATGTCGCTGAGGTTCACGCCAACGCGCCAACAGACGAACTTGCCCGCCCATATGGCGCCAGCAGCGAACCGACCGACCGCATCGCATCAGGCGACAGGTAGATCGTCCCGAACTCCTGGCCGCCGAGCACGCCAAACGGCGCGTCCTTCCGCTTCCAGAGCTCGCCGACGACCTGCAACGTCGCCTGTTTCACCGGGGCCGGCACCGCTGTCCATCCCCACTTCGCGGTGACCTGCAGCTGAGGTCTGCCATAGGTGGGCGTCGGGAACAGCGTCCCGCCGACCAGGGTGACTCTCGTCGCCGGCCAACCGCCGACACCGGCCACGACCCCGTTGACTGGCTCGAAGATGTACTGGGTCGACACGGTCAGCGTCGTCTCGTACGTGCCATCCTGGCCGCTGTCAGTCTTGACGACGGCGGTAGCGGTATCCCACACGTCGTCAATAGCTGCGGTGTAGGCGGCGGTCGTCAGGAACGTGCGCGCGGTGGCGGCCTGGTCGGGGTAGAAGTACCGACCGCAGTAGCCGTCCACCGCGCGTGACGCCGCCGTGACGAGGTTGTCGACCATCAGGTCGTCGAGGCTGGCGTCGGCCATGTTCAGCCATTGCTTCGCCTCGAGCTGGGTGGCGTAGCCGTTCGTGATGGTCACTGGTCAACTATCGCCAGCGGGTGAGCGTGACCGTGCCAGAGACGACGGTACCGCCGATCGTGCCGGGGATCGTCGGCGCGCCGGCCGCGGCGGTGCCCGCGGTCGTCACGACCAGATACCCGCCGGCCACCCAGTACTGCTCACCGAGCGCCATCGCGACCGCACCCGGCCACGTGAGCACCGTCAGAAGCCGACCGGTGTAGTCGGTCGTCGACGACGTGTTGCGCCCCAGGTAGTCCGTCACGGGGTCAGTGGTGCCCGGCGTGCCGTTCGTCAGGTTGCGGCTGAGATAGTCGGCTTTGCGTGTGGATGTGGCCATCAGCTCCCCTTCTTGGTCGTCGGGGCCTCTGGCGCCGCCTCCGACGCCTCGGGCCCCGACTCCGGTTCGGGCTTCGGCTCGTCGGGCGGACCCGCCAGAAGCTGCGCCAACGATTCGACAGGGCCGATCGCGGCGAGCTTCTTGGCGGACATGCCCTTGCGAGCCTTCTCAATCTCCTCGAGCTCGGCGACGTTCACCGAACCCGTTACTGAACCATCAGGCCAGACGATCACGTGACGTTCGTGATTCTCTGAATGCCACCCGTCTCGACGACGAGAGGCGTGAAGTAACCGGCGTACGCAACCTGCACACCGAGCACCGACGGCTCAACTGCCTGCAGCGATCCCACCCGCTGCTCATAGGACTCGATCGCGGCGGTGGAGAACACGACACCGAAGTCGGTCGCGGCGCCAGCAATGCCCGCCGACATGATCACCGGAATGCCGGAGATCTGACCGATGACGCCCTGACCGAAGTCACCGGCGCGGAACCCGGTCGACTGCGAGTTCTGCGGGTTCACCGGAGCGAACAGCGACGCCCACGCGGACAGCTTGCCCGGCGAGACCGCCAACGCGACACGCCCCTGGCCCTTGACCGCCGTGTACACGGCAGCCACCGCCGCCCACAGAGCAACCGTCGCTTCCGACGCTGACGGGTTCGTGCCGGTCGCGACCGGCGCGAGCTCGATCGTGTTCGACGAAGCGATCAGCGCCGCGCCGAACGCCGCCTCCGTTGCGATCGCGTACTGGGCGGCAAGGTCGTTGATCACGGTGTCCATGATCTGCGGGCTCGAGAAGTCCATGTTCTGACGGGACACGTTGACATAGCCGCCGTAGGTAACCGCGGTGCCCGTGATACGGGAGATGGTCATCTTCTGCGAGCTCAGCTCCGACTTTTCATCGGCGGGCAGACCACCCGAACCTTGCTTCGCGACCGTGGTGTGCTGGGTGACCTTCGGACGGTAGAACGTCGCGTTGGTCATCATCTGCGGACCGTCGAACGTGACCAGCGGCCGCGCCGAATCGATGAAGTTCAGCACCGGCCCGAGGATCGGGTCGGGGATGATGCCGAGGTTGTCGGACGTCTTCTGATGAGCGGCAGTGCGCAGGAACATGTCAAGCCGTTCCCTCGCCGGCCGGTCACCGATCGCCGCCGACCACGTGTCGAGAATGTACGAACCCGCCGAGCGGTACTCGACAGGGCCCGTGTCGACGTTGCGACGCAGCGTCTCCATCTCGTGCGACAGCTCGGTGATGCGATGACGAGCGTCAGTCGTTGCACGGCTTGCAGCGCGGAGCATCTCGAGCTGGTCGCTGATCTGATCAACGCGGGTCTTCGCCGACATCACGAGTTCCTTCTCGTTGTCGGTGAGGTCGCGCCCGTTGCCATCCTGCGCTGAACCGATGGTGCCTTGGATGAACGCGCTGCGCTCCTGCAGCTCACGCTCGAGGCGATCGATCATGGCGTCGGACTGTTGGACATATTCGGCCATTACGGTTTTCCCTCCTGCGCCATAGCGCCTCGACCTCGGATGAGGTCATAGATCCCATCTATCGACAGGACTTCTTCAAGGTTCGGCATCGCCACGTCAGTGACAGGCTCAGCCGCCTCGCGAACGTCGAGCACCTCCGCGCCCGCATAAGCGGGATTCGGCAGCAGCGCGACATGGTCGAGCACGTCGATACGGAAGATGCGACGTAGCCCGTTACGAATCTCCATCCCAGAACGGGCGACCATCATCCCGACCGACGCGCCAAGCACGCGGTCCTCGGCGAGCTGCAACGTCTCGTCACCGAGGAGCGTCTTAGAGATCTTCGTGACGCCGACAGCGCCGTCCGGTTCTTCGCGCAGCTCGACGATGCGGCCGACCGTGCGGTCGTACTGGTGGTCACGATTCACCGTGATACGCGTCGCCTTCGGGTCGATTCCCTTGAATGCGCCAGGATCTACCCGTTCGCGCATCAGCTTGCCGTGGTCGTCGACCTCGATCTCCTCGTTGTACGGAATCACCCGCACTTCGATCGTGCGCTCGGCGAAATCGACCGCTCCCGTGCGCGCTTGACGAAACTCAATATGCACCGGCGTCGCCTCCCGTGAGAGCTGCCGCTGACGGTTCGCCGTGGAAGCGTTCCATCGCACGTATCTCGGCCGCCGACAACGCCGACGTGCCGTCGGGGTCGACGATGCCGTGCAACGTGGCGTAAGCCGTAGCCCGCTCGGCCAATGCCGGCCGGGTGTACTCGTCGCGGTTCAACTCGACACACTGACCGCGCGGCAGCGCCCAGTTCGACAGGGCCGACATGACCGCGACCACCTTCGGACGGATCGACGCGCGGTCATGGAAGTCGAACAGCGCCGACACGTTCGAGTACGTCATCGAGTCGCCGCCCGACGGCAGACCGAGAAGGAACGGCGGCACACCGAGCGCGATCGCTATCCGCGACTCGTTCCACTGTGCGAGCTCGAGCAGCGCGAGGTCTTTCGGTGACATCTGCTGCACCGACGTCAACTTGGCACCGCCGGTCATCAGCGCCGGTGCCCCCATCGACCCGGCCCGCGACTGCAGCCATTGGGTGAGCACCTCGTCGGCCTGTGTTTGGGTCAGCGCCTTCTCGATCTCGATCACGTAACGCGGCGTGCCACCCGACGACACAACCTCGTCCATCTGGCGGGCCATCAGCCCGGCCGTCACCATCCGCGCGCCCGCCGCCGCCAACGGGCCGACACCGTGCGGGGTCGTCGTCGACGACTGATAACGGATGTGCAGAATGTCGGCGGTCACGTCCATCTGACCGATGCGGTACCTGCGGACACCGCCGACCATCTCGACCGTCACGAACGCCGACGGGATCACCCGCATCGTGCGCGGGTAGCCGTTCGTGAACCGCTCGAACGGCAACACGAACACCTCACCCAGCATGAACTCCCAGAACAGCTGCTTCGCGAACTCGTACCACGACGTGTAAATCGTCGGGTCGGGGTTCGACATCCACGTCAACGGCTCGGCGATCTCGTAGCCGACCGTCCGGTACACCGGCATCGCCGCGATCACCGAGGAGTTGAGGTCGAGCCCCGCCCATGCGGTGTCGACGAGCTGGCCGAAACCGGGGCCGGCGCCAAAGTTTGGCGTTGACCAGTCGGCCGGCCAACCCGACCACGGCGACGGCACGAACGGCGACAACCCGCGCGAGAACGTCTCGGTATCGAAGGCTGTCGCGTCGACGCCGTTCGGGTCGCCGGGATGGTAGCCGGGAGGGCCGACCGAGCCGGGAGGGTTCGCGTTCGGGATCTCACCCGCGTAGTTCGGCGTAAACCCGAACAGCCAGCCTCGCAGCGTCACGCTGACTCCCTCAGTAGATCGCCGGCACCGGCGCCTCATTCACACTCGCCTGATGCACGGCAAGACACAGACCGATCGCGGCGTCGATCCGGTCACGAGACTTCGACTTGGCAAGCATGAACCCGCGTTCGTTGTAACGGGCCACCGCCGCCAACACCTGCTGCGCGAACAGCGGATCGCCATCATGGGAGACCTCGCCCCGCAACACCGCCTCATACGTCGCGCCCACCGCGGCCGTCATACGCTCCGGCGACTGCGGCACCTCCAACATCGCCAACCCCTCGTCGGACAGCATCTGCGCCGGCAAATCGAAAAACCGAGGGTCGAACGCGATCGAGCGCACGTCGTAACGGGCGTGCAGCTCGCGGAGATGATGCATCGCGTCGGACACGTCCAGCTTGCCGTCAGGCTGAGGCAGCCAACAGCGCAGCTTCGCGTGCAGCCGACCGTCAGGACGCCGCTGCACCGCGACCACCGCCGTCGAATCGTGCCGCAACGCCACGTCGACACCGCACCATGTCGGCTCGTGGTCAACGAACTGAAACGGGTCGGCCAGCTTCGACCACACGCCGAGCCCGTCGGTGCCCAGCCAGCACTCGACACCGTCCACCCACTGCCCGAGACGGAAAATCCTGAAATGCGCCTCCGGCGACATCGCCACCGCCGTGCGCAGCGCGGTGATCGACATGAACCGTTCGGCGAGCGCAGGGTTGGCCTTCCGCCACTGGTCCTCGTCGCGCACATCACAGCCGGCGTCCGCGGCGTACTCGGTGAACCGAAACCCCGGCGGCCTGCCGCCCTCGAGCACCCGCTGGCGTAGATGCCACAACGCATTGTCACGATCGAAGCCCGGTGTGCCGATTCCGACCACCAGCGACCGGGGCCGCTTGCCACTGGCGAGGAGCAGCGAATCCCACGACTCGATCGGCATGAACCCGAGCTCGTCACAGATCGCCAACGACGGGTCGAGACCCTGCAGCCCGTCAGGGTCGCAGGACACCGGGAACATCTCGCCGCCGTTGAACGGCACCCAGACACGGGTATTGCCGATGCCGCTGTAAGGGATCGAGCGCGTCTCGAGCTCAGGGTTGGCGGCAATCATCGCCTTCGCGACCCCGAACACCGACCGCACGGCCTGACTCATGGTCGTGGCCACGATCGGCACCTGAGGTGCGCCGCTATCAGGATCCTCGTCGAACAGCGCCCACGTCGCCACCGACGCCTCGAACGTCGACTTGCCGTTGCCCCTCGGGAGCTGCTGCACCGCCGAGTCGACGCCGGGCGCAAACATCTCCTCGAGCATCGCTTTCTGGAACTTGCCGAGCCGCACCGGCTTGCCGCTGCCGTGACCCTTCGGCACCACGCAGAATGTCTGGATGAACTTGATCGCCCTCGCGTGGCGGGACAGCTTGCGCCACGACCGCCACGGCCCCGGCGTGTCGTTCTGCAGGCGTTTCGCGGCGTTGCCGAACTGCCCCTGCATAGTTATGCACGCTCCTGGCGTTATATCCGGCTTTCGAGGAGCCAGGTCTTCCGTCGGCGTTCTG